CTGTGGCACGTTCTCCATAAATAAAATCTGTGGTAATTCTCCGTTGCTATCTCTGATTTCAGTTAAAATTCTTTCAACTTCCCACAGCAAACCACTTCTTGTACCACTACCCTTACTCATTCCCATTTGTTTTCCAGCAACTGATAAATCAGTGCAAGGAAATGAGTAAGTAAGTAAGTAAGTGAAGTGGTCCGTATCTTCTATGGCTAAGTCAAGTGCGTGTACTTTTGTTATATCCATAGTTGAGAAGTTTGTCCCATGAATTGCGTTATAGCTTGCTATAGCATACTTATTAAACTCCACAACTCTGTAATGCTCAAATTTAGCACCTATTCTCTTTAGTGCCATAGCTTGACTACCATAACCAGCAAAAAGCTCTATTAATCGAATAGGCTTCGTTATGGAAACTGGCTCTCTCATAAAGTCAAATAAAGTCATTTGTCTGTCCATGTTTTAGCTCCTACTGGTGTGTCTGATTTCATCAAAATTTCTACAATTTCCTGTATCAAATAGAATCTGCTCATGCGCCGATGACAGCCGTCACACTTGTCTTTCGGGCATTTGTATGTGCGTTTGTAAGCTCTGCACTGGTTATCTTTCAACTGAATCACCTGCTTTCTTTGATTTTTAGTTAGTCGTTTTCTTTTCTTTTAAAACTCTCGCAAGGTACATCAAGCAAACAACCGCATTTTTCGATTTCTGTCCCTCCCCAATATGTCTTATATCTGTAAGAGTTTTCGCATTTAAAGCAGAAATCCTTACCATTGTTCAATTTGCAACTTGTCTTTTTATCTTCCAGCTTTTTCCCGATACTCTCGTTTATCCTTTTGAGTTCTTCGACCTTTTTCTGCAATTCCTCAAAATCTTCAATGAGTTTGTTGTATTTCTTCTTGCTTAAAATCTTCATTCTAAATCACCTACTTTCTTTGATTTTTAATCTACAGTTTCATACCTATCTTCGTGAAATTCTCTATCTTCTTCATTGGAATAGGCTCTTTTACAATTTGTACAAAATTCTAAATGTACCTCTATATCTGTGCTGTTTTTGTATCTACAGCCTTTACAATCATTCATTCTGAATCACCTGCTTTCAAGCATATCCGCCTTAATAAGTTCGTAGATAATATCAAGATATGTCCTGTGGTCCCTGTATTGGCAATTTGCGTCTTTGTGTATTCTCGGGTCATTATTTATCCAATCATTAACATCGAAAATCGCACTGCTCACAAAAAGCATTTTGCACCCCCTTGAAACGCAAAGATAATAACAACCGTTCTTTCCATATTCGCCCTTACATTTCTTAAATCCGAATTTTTCAAATTCTTTGGCTTTAACTTTCGGAATTAGCATTGTTTTCGCCTACTTTCTTATCTCCAATTAGTTCCTATAGTTCCATCGGGATGAATAATAATATTTGAGTATCCATCCTTATAATCATTGTTTCTCTGCTGCCACATATCTCCTAATGTCAATCTTGCATGTTTTCCCATATAGTCAAATGTTGCATATACAAAGAAATCACCAATTCTAAAGGTATGAATATCAATATCATCATCATTCTGTAAATCATTCCATATTTTTACAGGATAATCTTTCTTTTCAAGACCACTTAAAAATCTGAATGAAAAGGTGTCAGCGTCTTTGTGCATAAATTCCTTTATAAAATCTATGCTTGGATTTTCCACAACAGTCTGCAATGTACAGTTAGGGAAGTTGCTCGGATTTGCGTGTACATAATCGTTATGAGACAAATTTATGTGGCATAATCCGTTTAACTCTCTTGTATATCCTGCTGTGTTTACAGAACAAAAAACATTGTTGCTAAGTTCGTTGTATATATCTACAAGCTGTTTAATATGCTGTGGATAAAGTCCCGGCTCTCCACCTGTTATTGTAAGTCTTGCGTTAGGATGTTCGCTCAAAATTGCTTTCAATGATTCAATCTGATTATCAAAGTCATTTTCTCCTGCCATGGGATTCTGCCTTTCTAAACAGAACGGGCAACTATACGGACACTCCTGCGTTGTTATAATCTGAACATTGACACGATAGTAAAGCGGAACTCCGAGTGAAGTCCTCTCTTTTCTACTATTCAGCCTGTATCGTAAATCATTGTTCATTTCTTTTCTTATATCCTCATAAGAGTTAATGTGAGGAATATGTTTCATTTTCTCACCCATTCTGTTTCGCTCCTTTCAACTTTTCAGATAACATCTTAAGCTCTACGTCATCGCAATTTACTTTCATGTATCTTGTGTCTCTTCGCTTTTTAAGTTCTTCGATACAATCATCAACAGCCCTGTTATAAGCCTTTCTCTCATATTCTTCCACATTCTCAAATGTTGTACAGTCTGCGTAAAATTTTTCTTTTGGGTCTATTTCGGCAGAATACCCAACATTACATTTGTGTTTTTTAAAATTGTAGTGAACACAATCTCCGCAACGAGTAATCACTTTTCCACTAGTCATCATCTTCACCCGCTTCCTTAAAAAGAAATCCCATTGAATGCTCATCAAGGTTTAATTCCGTTCCGTCAATATTGCCATTTAGCTTGTTCTGACAGTGACACAATAGCGTTTCAAGGTCGCAAATTCTGCCAGCCCTATATTCACTTCTTATGAAGTCAAGAACTCTGTTTACACTTTCTATCCTGTACTTTACTATCTTTGAATTATAATCAAGTCTTATATCTGCAATTTCTTTTTCATGCCGTCTGATTTCAGCTAAATCACATTTGCAAAATTCATAATCGCTAATAAGTTTTTCCTTTGTATATCGTGCAATTTCTTCCGCTGTACAGCCTTTAATTTCGCTCATTAACTCCTACCCCCTTTCACTTACGAGCATATCTGCCTTGATTAGCTCATAAATAATATCAAGATATGTCCTGTGGTCTCTGTATCGGCAATTTGCGTCTTTGTGTATTCTCGGGTCATTATTTATCCAATCATTAACATCGAAAATCGCACTGCTCACAAAA